TCATATGGCGGTCGACGTTGCCCCAAAAGATTATATTAAAGCAGCAGATTTTGACGCTCATTACAAGATAGCATTACATCATGGAGCTGTACATAACGCAAAAACAGATATAGGATTTCAAATATCAAATGATCATGTAACTATAGATTTATTCGAAGGACATGACTTAACATTACTAGGCGATATACACAAACCTGCACAGTTCTTAAACACTCAGAAAACAATTGGATATCCTGGGTCATTAATACAACAAAACCACGGAGAAGCACTTGATCATGGTATATTAGTGTGGGATCTAGCTGATCGTTCATCTGAATTTATAGAAATTCAAAATGACTATGGATATGTTACTTTTGAAGTGGATAATGCACAAATTATTAGCTCTCCACATAGAGTTCCAACTAAACCTAGAGTAAGAATTAAATTCAATGATACAGATGCATCTGACATTAAAAAATTAATAGCTACTATTAGAAAAAAATATAAAGTACAAGATATATCAATCCAAAGATCTGCTAATCATGTTGATAGTAACCAAAATGGTTCAATTGCAATAGGCAATGTTAGAGATGTAGAACATCAAAATAAATTAATAACAACATTTATTGAAGATAACTTCCCGGACGCTGATAAAAAAGAATTAGACGCAATAAGACATATTAATAGAACAATTAATTCAAAATTACCTGTATTAGAATCAGTTAGAAATGTTACATGGTATCCTGTATCATTTGAATTTGAAAATATGTTTTCTTATGGAGAAAAAAATAAAGTAGACTTTTCAAAATTGTCAGATGTAATAGGATTATTTGCTGCTAACGCTTCTGGTAAATCTTCTTTATTAGATGCAATAACATACACGATATTTGATAAATGTAGTAAAACAAGCAAATCAAAAGAAGTTTTAAATAATAAAAAGTCTGGGTTCAAAGGAATCTTTAAATTCAAATTAAATGATAAATTATATACTATTGAAAGAGAAGGTATAACGTTAAAACATGGACATGTTAAAGTTAATGTAAATTTTTATAATGAAGATCAAAATTTAAACGGTGAAGAACGAAGTGATACAAATAAAAGTATTAGAAGATACTTAGGAACATATGATGACTTTATTTTAACTGCATTTTCATTACAAGCAGATAATAATAATTTTATAGAAAAGTCTCAACGAGAAAGAAAAGATTTATTATCGCAATTCCTAGACACTACAGTATTTGAGCAATTATATCACTTAGCATCAGAAGAAATAAAAGAAACGTCTGGTAAATTAAAAGAATATAAGAAAACAGATTTTGGATCTATAATAAAAGAATCAGATGATATTATCATTGCAAATCAAGATACAATAATTGAATTAGAAAAAAATGATAATGAGTTACAAGATTCAAGAAATAAATTACAAAATGAAATTGTAGAATTAATTGAATCAAAACAACCAATGTCATACGAAGGTCCTGATATTAAAGATTTACAAGATACCCAAACAGATCTAGAAGAAGATATTGAAGAATTACAAGAAAATATCAGTGAATTAGAAGATACAATTGAAATATTAAATAGTCAATGTAAAGTAGCATCTGAATATGACTTTCAATCAGATTTAAATGTTTTAAATATAAAAAAAGATAATGTTAATAAGTCTTTAAAAGAATCTACTAGATGGATATATAGACATCAATCAGAACTTACATATTTACGAGAAAAAATTGATCACTTAAAAGATCATGAATATGATCCAGACTGCAAATATTGTGTTTCAAATATATTTGTACAAGAAGCCAAAGAAGCAGAAAAACAAATTCCGCTAGAAGAAAAAAACTTACTAAAAGAAGAACAAATTCAACGTTCTTCTAAACTTAAATTAAATATTCTACAAGACGAAATAGACAAAATTCTAGAAAAACAAGATATTAGAAATCAATTAGATAAACAAGAATTGCAATTGCAAGTATTAGAAAGTGATATGCAAACAAAAGAATCTGAATTAGAAACATGTTTAGAAAGACAAGATTTATTTCAAAAAAATGAGTCTGCAATTATTCATAACAAATCAATTGATGAAAAAATATCTAACAAAAAGAAATTAATAACAGACATTGCATCTACATTAAAATCAATTACTGATAAAATTAAATCTAATCATGGAGAAATTGAAGTAGCTAAAACGAAAAAGAAAACAGCCTTAGAACAATTGGATACATATAAACAATTAGAAACTGAATATAAAGCATATGAATATTATTTAAAATCTGTAAAAAGAGACGGAGTGCCATATGAGTTAATTAAAAAAGCATTGCCTAAAATTGAAACTGAAATAAACAATGTTTTAAATCAAGTAGTAGATTTTAATATGGTATTAAATACAGATGGCAAAAATATTAATGGTTATATTATATATGATGAAGATAACTTTTGGCCATTAGAATTAACATCTGGAATGGAAAGATTTATATCATCATTAGCAATTCGTGTTTCATTAATTAACGTGTCAGCATTACCAAGACCAAATTTTATTGCAATAGATGAAGGATGGGGTAGTTTAGATAGAGATCATATATCTTCAGTAACAAACTTATTTGAATATTTTAGATCCAAATTTGATTTTTCAATTATTATATCTCATGTAGAATCAATGCGTGATATGGTTGATAACTTAATTGAAGTTAATAAAATAGAAAATTTCAGCCATATTCAACATACGTAATATTTATTAAAAATAGAAGTATGTTTTATTATGCCAAGAAAAACACGTTTAAATAATGTAATATTATATAATAGACCCGGGATT